GCGGAGGGCATCGAGTTTTTCAGGAGCGTAATTCCCAAAGGTCTTTTCCCCGACACGGCAACCCTCAAGGACGGGACCGAGCTTGATTTTAAAAGCATGCTTGACACCGAGCCCGAAATACCGGTCGTGGCGGCGGTTGTCGCAAACAACCTGATCCGTCAAATGATCGCCAATAAGTTTCTTGTTACACACGCCGACCTTGAGGGCATGAACGACGCTTTTGACAATCGCCTGTTTACCCGGACGGTTACAAACCGGGCCGATGGTGTTCCCAACGCTCGGAAGATTTACAACGATCCGGCGTTCAGGAAATGGGTGCCGGAGCAGCCCAAGGAGATCCAGGCGCTTATGAGGTCCTCAGACCCTTACGATCATATACGGGTCTTTAAGCGGTATCTTGGTAAGGCTGGTTTGGAAGCCGCCGGTAAAAAGGTTGTTGATCTGGACGAAAAACGCAAGGCGGCCAAGGGTAATATCGATGCGGTGCTGAAAAACACCATCAGAAGCAGGTCCGCCAAACCGAAAGGGACAACTTTGTCACCCAGGGAAGAAGAGGCTGAAGGATTTAGCTCAAAGGACGACGATGCTGACTACCTTTAAATCGGAAGAAATACCGGCAGATGTTCAAACGGTAGTTTCAGGAAATGAGCAGATACGGTGTCCTCATTTTAGCATTGAACGGGGACGGATATGCAACAGGCTTTTATGTGTAGGACGGGCATCATTAGAACCTCAAGAGTTCAAGTGCCCTAATTGCGGCGAGAAGACGACATTTAAACGGCTTTAGCCGTAAATAGTAAACATAACCCAATAAGCGAACCATTAGAGTTCCGAATTATTAACCCTTTTTTAATAAGGAGGAACGCTAATGTTAAATTTCAACACAGCCGGCGACATCGGATATCGTTCAACCGGCGAAGTCAAGAAACGGTTACTCAAAAGGGGCAACTACAAACTGGTTGCCGCAAAGTTTGGACAAGCCTTCACCCAGGGAAAGCATACCACGCTGACCGCAAAATGGCGCCGGTATGAAAACTTCCCGACAGCCGAAGCCCCCCTACAGGAAGGTATCACCCCTCCGGGCCGAAAGCTGGCAAAAACCGACGTTACATCCACCCTGGCGCAGTACGGCGATTGGGCCGAACTGACCGACCTCGTATTTGACACCCACGAAGACGATGTTCCCAAGGAAACCGTGAATTTATGCGGCGACCAGATGGGGGAAACAGTCGAGGTCATAACCATTGCCACCCTGAAGTCCGGCTCCAATGTGTTCTATGCGAACAATGCCGGATCTCGCGCAGCCGTGAACAGCCCACCGCTGGCCGGTGACTTCAAGCGCATCGAAAGAAGCCTGGCTAAAAACAAGGCCGAGCTGATCACTTCCATGATCAAGGCCAGCCAGAACATATCTACCGAGCCTATCGCTCCCGGTTTTATCGCAATGGGTCATACCGACCTGAAGGCCGACATTGAGGGCATGGAAGGATTTGTCCCGGTCAGGAATTATGCCGACTCAGGCAAGATGATTCATCCGACCGAGGTTGGCTCCCTGGGCGCTTTCCGGTTTCTCTTAACCCCGCTGTTTGAACCATGGCTGTTGGCCGCGACCTCTTCTTCGGGAACGACCTATCTGTCAAGCGGCGATATTCCCAGCTCAGCGGGATATCCTGATGTTTACCCACTGATCATTGTGGCAAAGGATTCCTACGGTGTTATACGGCTTCAGGGTTTAGATGCTGTAAAACCCGCTGTGGTGTATCCGAAGCCGGTAGTGGGCGATGAGTTGGGACAGAAGGGCTTTGTAAGCTGGAAGATTTACTATACCAGCGTGATTTTAAACAGCGCGTGGTGCGCTCGGTATGAAGTTTGTGCGACTGCATTACCGAGCTAACAGAGGCAGAAACTTAAAGGCTTAAAGGCCGGATTTTAACCATTAACCCTTTAAACTAAGAACCATACTTTAACACTAAAGGAGAAACGACAATGCAAGTAATTCAAGGACATTTTGAAGGAACCGGAGCAGCTCTTTATCTTCAGTTGGGCTCTATCCCGTACCAAATTCGTATTTGGAACCTCGGCGGGGCGACTCCTGATGAGCTTATCTGGGAACGGCCCATGGCGTGTGACATCCTGACCACCGAAGGCATTCTCAAGACCGGTGACGGCGGTGCGTTTGCCGATAATGTGTTTGGCGCCGGCATTTCCCCGTATTATGGCGGGGAACTACTGACGGCGGCGATGCAGACCGACACGACCTATGGTGGCGGTATCTACATCGAAAGGGACGATAAGGACTATCGGTATTTTACCGATTCAGCCGCAGGCATTTCAGGGGACGCTTCAACCGTGACTATTGATACCTGGACCCTGGGTACTGCTGCGACTCCCGCCGGTCATTTTAACGGCGATGTTGTTTGCACCTACATCGGGCCGGGAAGTGAAATCCGGATCGTGGACAACAACCGCAAGCACACTTACCGGGCATGGATTCAAGCAGTTACCACAGGCACGGGCGGTGCAGGCGACGAAGTAACCCTTTCTTGGGCAGTACCTTCGGGCCGGGTTGATTTCATCGGCGGTCAGTACGGCTACAAACCGACAGTGGTAGGCAAGGTCACAAAACCGGGGATTAAGCTGAATATGACCACGCCGATCAACGTCAATGCCGAGCATCACGCTTTTACAGCATTATGCCCGGGTTGATAGCGGATTGATAGAGTTTCGAGAAAACCAAACCGTAATTTAAAAGGAGAACATTTAAAATGCCAACAAAAGACAGCCAAGAGCAGCCGGACGAAAAATTGATCGACGAGTTCAAGCGAATAGCGGCAGAGGGCATCCTGCGCGATTACGAAAAAAAGAATCGTGATAGGATTAACGAGGCGTCATTTATCACAAAGGACGCTTTCGATAAGCAATGGGTTAAAGTTACCGGTAACAGTTATTATCAGCCGGTTACAACCGTACAGCCCCCGCAGGCGACGTTTGGTAAGAATAACACGGAACGGAGCGATCCGAGATCAAGAAAGTACCAGGCCAGTGTTGTGTTCAGCCGGATAGAATGGAACAAGGTGAAGCGAAAAATCGGGAAGAAATTCAAAGATTTATACGTTCTTGATGGCGATGTTAAGGAAACCGGACAGCAAAGGCCGATATACCAGAACCTTGATATTGACCGATTGAAATATGTTGTGGGGCCGGAAAATGCTGAAAAGATTGTATCCATGAAAGTAGACCACGGAGAAATTAAAGGTGTTTTCGACTTAAAGGTTGAAGGATATTGGGAAGTGAACTTTTCGCCAGCAAAGAGCGAGAACGACCCGATTGATGTTCGGCTGATATGGGAGGGCCAATGCCTGATCATAAAACGGATGCTGCCGGTCGTTCTCCCTGGGTTTTATTTGGAAGTGGCAGATAACGCGACAAGGGATCATTTCATTCAAACACCACAACAGGGCCGGAAGAAGATCGGCGTTATTCAGGAATATCCCTACACGGTTTTCAGGGAGGCTTCAAGGGATGAATTTTTGGCGCAGAAGGCGTCGGGCGACCGGGTAATGAAGGAAAGAATCACAAGAGAAGATGGATAAAAATGCTAATATCAAACTTGCACCTGATGGAAAAGTGCAAGCGGTATATACTTACAGACCCTAATCGGACGGACGTTGATGAATTAATACAAGACACGCTGATAACTGCATTTCGAGAACTGTCCAACTTAGGATCTGAACCGCTTGCGTGGAACCGGGAAACCTACGACGAGATATTTACGCGGTACTACGCCGCAATTTCGGCTATAACCACGGCAAATCCGGGGGTAATAACTGCCGAGTCTGTTGATCCCGACCTTGACGACGATCACGGGTTTCAGACCGGGGATATCGTTTATCTTGAAGGGATTAACGGCGAAAGCCAGGCCCACAAGCTGAACAACCGTCTTTTTAGGTCAGTTCGGATTGACGCTACAACGCTTTCCCTAAAGACCCTGGACGGACAAACGGCAATTACTACCGCTGCGTACGATGATTACGATTCTGGCGGAACGATTTATCACGCCGGGATTGTCCTGCCAACTTCTTCTATAGAACCGGACGTTGACGATAATTACGACTGGAATATCAAGAGGGTATACGATGTCAATTTCGATCTGTACCCTTGCGATCCTGTCACCGAAGCCCCGGCCCAACTGATAACCCAGCCAGGGTCTCGTCCGTTAAAATGGCGTTATCAACAGTACGCCTACGGGTCTTTTGCCACCCCGGATCATCTTCTGTTCTGGTACGATTTCCCCTCCCAAAGGCATAACGTCAAAGTCTATATCGAAAAAGACTATCCTAACCTTGCCGATTTTGCAGGCGATACGGTCTATCCTCCCTGTCCTGCCGAACTTCACGAATATATCTGGCACCGGGCTCTTTCAAACCTTGCCATGCACTCGGAAAAACAGAAGCGGAAAACAAGAGAAGGCGGAGACAATACTAAGATTGAAGTCCTGAACGCAAACTACTGGATGGCAAAAGCGATGGAAGAAGAGGTAAAGGTCTTGGAATATAGTCGTAAACTTTCCGGTGGAAAGGCTTATATGTCACAAGGAATGAGCGCATGAAAAAACTAATCCTTACTATTCTTGCATGCTTTCTGATCGTTTCGGTTGCCTTTGCCGGGTCCCAACAGACATCCTCGACCCTGGCGAGCACGATGATTACCACAGTCAGGTATTATCTGGACGAAGCCACTGCAGACTTTTGGAGCGATGCCGAGCTCCTGGTTTATCTGAATCAGGGGATCATTGAAATCGTCGGAATGACGAAATGTATTGAAGGCACAGAGTCGGTCACGCTGTTAGCCAACACCGTCGAATATTCAATCACCGGCCCGTATATCGATGTCACATCGGTTGTATATAACGACGCAAACGGGAATAAGGTGGGGCTGACGAAGAAAAACCCGACCGCGATAGGCCATTCACGCGATAACATTCCGGCCTGGTGGTACGAGTGGAGTGGAAAGGTCGGTATCTTTCCGTCGCTTCCACTTATCACGGATGCGGGACTCGCCATTGGGTCAACGACGACAGCGGTTTCAACAGTCGCGCTTAGTTACATTATAAATAATAAAATCTATTCCAAGGCGGCCGTCGCCGCCGGCACAGCCCCGGGAAACGATATTATTCCTACAGGCACGTATGGCGCCGTTGCCTTTGATATCGGTGGTGACGGAACGATCACTGCAGTTGAGGCATACAGCAACGCAGCGGGGTATTCATCGGCCGCTTTATCGGTTGTGGGCCTGCCTCCGGTAAATGATGGTCGTGTAAGATTGGGATATGTGACAGCTACAAAAAGTGATGGAGCGTTCACGTTTGGCACTACGGCGCTGAATGCTGCCAACTCGACGGTTGCTTATACCGATTCGGCTCCAACGGCTACCGTTTATTTCGTATCAAAACCCACCGCAATCGCTTCAAGCGGGACCGTACCGACGCCTGCTGTTTATGATAAAGCCCTGATTTATTACGTTGTCGCCCAGGCGCACATGAAACAACGACAAGCTGCGACCGCAACCGCTTTTATGACTAGATACCAGGCTGAAATTGACCGCTATCGACAGGATTTGGTTGATCAGTCCCAGAGGGCGGAGGAGCCAGTCAGATGATGAAAAAGTTCCTATCTTTTATATTCTGTCTTTTAATCGCGGTTTCCGTAATAGCGCCAGCTTTCGGGCAGGACCTTCCTTATCAATACCTTCAATATCCTTTCGACGGCGAATGGAAGCCTGACGCAGATCCAGCCAAGATAGGCCCCCGTAGTTTTAAAACCCTTTCCAATATGCGGTATGTGGACGGATCGATTGAAGGTGTGCTAGGTTATTCAAAGATCAACACCACCACCGCGCTTTCCACTTATACAAAAATCCGAAACGGCCACCAGTTAATAACCGATTGGACCACTTCGAGTTACGTTCTGGTTCAGGCTGAAAATGCTGACCTATCCGCTTCGCGGGTATTTTACAACATTACCGCTATTCCAGACCAGGGGGATTTTGTCGGAACCGCACTTCATACCGATGCGACCGGGGCTGGCCTTGGAAGATTTGCCACGGCTCCCGGGGGAAATGTCGCCTACGCCAATGGAGTTGAGTCTTATGTTTGGGCCGGTACGGAAACGCGGATAAGCGGGCTTTTCACGGTTGACGACGATGGTTTTGACGGAGCCGAAAACCCGGTTGACCAGACCGAAGCGGCAAGCAATAGCCTGAGCAGTTCGGGAAATTATTTTGATCTGAATGTTGCCGCTGGACAAAAGGCATTTGTCACCTTCTCGACGCGACCGTTAAAAGCGGTAAAACTTTACGTCAAGACTGTCAACGCATCAGCCAGCACCTTTACTGTAAAATACTGGAACGGCGCTTGGACGGCGGTTGCCGGAGGATCTGACGGAACCAGGCCCGGGACCATAGCGCTTGCTCAAACAGGCACCTACTCGTTTACATCAACCGTAGCCGACGCAAAACCCTATCATTATCAGGGCCTTTACCTTTACGCTTACTATTTTGAACTGTCAGCCGGAACCGCGAGTATTTATCATGTGTCGGTCGATGCTCCCTGGCAGGCAATGGTGGACGTATGGGATGGCGTACCAAGGCAACCAATAGCATTTCAGTTTTCCTTTGGCGGTGAATTTGAAGACTACACCCTTGAAGTCAATGAATCTTCGGACATCAACACACCGATAGGCGCAGAACTAGACGGATGTCTGGCTACTGATTATGTCGTCGCAATGTTCGACGAGAGACAGGCCGCCATCAGATTTGAAATGCTGGCCCGGTATATTCAGAAAAATGCCGCTACCCCAACAATCTATTATTGGAACGGCAGCGCCTACGCCACGGTGGGAACGGTCACAGACAAGACCCAAAATCCAGCCGGAGATTCTTTAGGCCAAACAGGGCTGATGTCCTGGAATCCCCCCGCAAAGACCTTAGAGCACAAGACCACTGTTTTTGGCAAAACCGGGTACGCCTATAAGATAATGTGGAGTGCAACACTCACTGGAGTCCACGCAGACGCAACCCGCGAACTCCTGGTTGATAGAGTTACCGGAGTGCCGGCGCAAAACACTATCCCGCCGTATAGTTTCTTCTCGTCCTATAAAAACAGGCTCTTAGGTGTTGGATATTCAGCCGGCAAAGAAGGC